CCACATTCTGCTGTATAGAGATACCTTCTATTTCCGGGCAAGTATCATCTTTGGTGGCATTGCCCTCCACCTTAACATCTGAATTTATTGTTGTAAGCTATGTACACACCAGGTTCAGCTCACGAAATCCTGGTTGGGATGTGTTCCTCTCTCTTAAGGACTGAGTAGTTGTCCTTCCCACATGGGGTCATGGTGCACCGACACATCACTTATGTGCGCACCTTGTCTTTAAATTAGAACCATACATCAAAACGAGTCTTGATGTAGGCTCTGGCCGCCGCACGGGATGAGAACTTAAGTTTAATCCCGTGACGGTCGGCCCATGATGCAAGCTTTGTGTTGTACACGTCCCAATCCTCCTTGCTGTGCAATGATAGCTCACCCTGTAAAATCTCACAATTCTGTTGCACATCTACAAGAGGGCTCTTGTTATTGCGGTAGAAGTATGGTGTATATAGGAAACTCTCCTTGGCCAAGGGTCCAACCCAGCCCAAATAAGGAGCTCCCCCTATAACAGCCTCCTCTCCTATATCATCGTGAACAAATCTCCTCTTAAGGAAAGTCACATGGTATATGTCCGTGTAGGGGACCAACTCACCATCCTTAGCTCCAGCAGTGTATGTGAGTCCAAAGAGGTCCCCCATCGCCTTAGCCACCGTGACCTGGTTAAACATCTCACACACCTCATCATCGACACCACTGACATTGTCATCACCAAATGTGTTGATAAAAACATGTTTCCACATATCACATGTGTCTCCCGTGAGGTGAATGTAGCACGCTGTCAAAGTGAGCAATGAATACATGGAATTGACCACTGTTGTCAAGGGGTGACCACTGGGCAAAGACTTGTGCCATTGCACAAGATGTGACGCCATGCATCCTGGCCCAGTAATATGTATCGAGTGTGTCAAATCTTGCCAAAGCAAAGCACGAATATCATCATCGCGTGCACTCCAATTGGGAGAGCGTGCATACCATCGTTGTATAACGCTCAATATGGCATCATGAACCCAAGGCTGCTCGCTGGCATCAAAGCGGGAGAAATCACCATCAAACACCTTACCTCCCTTTGAGAGCAATTTATCAGCCAAAACACCCCACTGGGTATAATGATTTATACCGGGTGCCATACCACATAAAACGGGATTGGCTAACATAGCGGCACAGAATGATCCAAAATACATCCTGACCGCCACGGTGTAATCCAACTCTGTGCCCGATATCATCCGAGTCTTGACACCCTCAACTTTCTCCAAGGGCCTTAGTTCATCCTTAAGGAAGTCCAAACACACATGCACCTCTCGTCTACCTTCTGCTGCACTATCGATTATTCGCATAACATCGGCGCGCAACTCGGCAATCTCAGGTGAATCCATATTGGTGACACCATCCTTGCCAAGCCATCTGGTTTTACCTGGCCATTGTGGTGTCACGTACTTCTTGTACTTGTATCCCGGACTCGTCTTGGCATTAATGCGTTTAAGCTTCATACCCTCGGGTACCTTATCCACTGCCTCTTCAAAGGTAAGCACGTCCGCGCACATTCCTTTGGTAACATCAAATAAGGGCTCAAACGCCATCCCAGCAGCTATCTCGAGGGAAATGGGATCCTTGACAAGCAACTCACTCTTGTATGCTTCAACCGCCTTCGCCATAGGATAGACCATCTCGTCCCCCTTGATCACTGGGTGCAAGACTGCCGGAGCTACAGGACACGGGCCAAAAGGAGCATCACCATGCATTATGGACCTCTTAATTGCGGTCTTCGTTGCAATGGGCACGGGTTCCTTCGCTGGTCCTATGTAAGAAATCGAACCACCGATTAACCCTTGCTCTGCAAGTTTAGACTCCAATTGAACAAAGTCTTCTCCGTATACTTCATCCACCATATCAAACACCTCCTTCTTTGGTGCATCCTCACCCCACAATGAGAGCCATACATCTCGTACAGACTCATATGTGAGGATAGTTGCATATCCACTTCGTGTAAAAATGTCCGACTTCCCAGCGACATGAAGGCCAAGTATACACTTACCACCGTAATATCGGTTTTCAGAAAGCATGAGCACACCACCACAATCTCCACTCTTGGTCTGCATCTCGTATCGCAAAAGCCCGGTCAAAGAGCTCCCATCATTTGCAGTAACCTTGCCGGTATACTCCAACACATTAGAACTCAGTGTGGTCTGAGCCACAACATTGCCATTCTCCCTCTCACGGCCTATGTCCAATCTAGTTGCTGACTTAGTACCTCGCAACAGGTTGGACACATCCTCGTCCTTAAGGAAGTGTTGAACAATGATCCTATGGGATCGCAAATTGATGTGTGGTGGCAACCTGATTCCCATCATGTCCACACCTTCTTCAAACTCAGCCACATGACATGATTTAAAGTCGGCGGCTGTCAAAGATACCTTAAGTTCACTGGTACAGTGCCTTATCTCCACACGAGCATCAGGATCCCCTCCCAAATTCTTCATAATGTACCCATCAAAATGAGCTGGCATAATGAAGATCTGGGAGCCCAAACAGAGCATGTTGCCAATTTGCGTGTAGACTCCTTGCTTGCGCACTCCAACCATGTACAGATTCTTGTACACAAGTTCATGGACCCTGTCATCAGACGGCATGCCGGCTTGTGATGTAACCTGCCCCTGCAACTTCACACGTGGAAAATAAAACTTTCCCATGCCCTTCACCTTTGCAGGCGGGTTGTTACTCTGTAAGTTCACACCAAAAAGCTTAAATAAGGCACTGACTCCAGACCACAAAATCTTCACGGTGAGCTTGACAACCTGGAAAATAGCAACCAGACCAATGGTCCACACGCAAGCATCAACAACGTAGGCTTCAGCATTGATGATAGTGGTTCCATCACGTTTCTCAACATGTGGCATAAACTTCTCAGTTATTCCATACACACACTGGCTGACAGTGAAGAACCATTCCTTGATAGTTCTGATAGCGGCATCAGCCCAATGCTCATGCGCTCGCTCAAGATCAAGCAGTATCGGTTCACCCTCTGTATCAAGCGCCAGCTTCCCCTTAACCTCAGCTGAGGACGGACCAACTTGTTCATCTTGATCATGCGAATCCCCGTCCAAACTCTCTGTTGTAAAAAGGGTGGATGTGGCAGAGCGAAGCTTCTCAACCAAGCTCGACAAGCCTGCCTGTTTCTCAACTGTTTCAGCACTGTCAAAATTCAAATCAGCGAATGCCTCAGATGCGTACTTAACATGAGAGGTGATGTTGTCCACTGTCTTAGCATGTTCAAGCTTTCGCATCTTAATGGTAGAAGCAGCAATCTTAACTGCCTCCTTCATACCACCAGGCAAGATGGGCCCATTTTGAGGGTTAGAATTGTCAAAACCGTGATATCTCACGGTCCATGCATCCCAAGGAAATATGTCAAGAACATCGTCTTCAGTGGGCTTCCATGCTGAGTCATCCTTACGTCTCTGAGCAAACTCACGCAGATTCTTGCCGTAAATGTAAGATATCTTGTGAAAGTCATACTTACCTTCAGGAGTTGCATACTCAGGGTTTAGTTCAAGCCAGTATGAGCCCTGAAATCTCCTCACCAATGCCTCAGGACAGGTGATGAAAGGTTCCCAATCTGCCTTTATATTCATGGCATTGGTGGTTCCAACCATGAGTGCTACATCCAAGTACACTCTTCCCTTCATTGCCAAGTCAGCAAAATTGAGTGGACATGCCCAATTACCAATACCACGAATGATTTCCATGGCTTCGGAATCTTGAGCACCTGCCACTCCCCTCACTTGAAAGCAATCGTCTTTTATAATTGCTCTCTGGCCGACATAACCGTTCCAATACTCACTGAGTCCCTTCTGCCACAGATTCTGCAAAACCTGTTCAGCTGGGACCTCGCCAGATAAGGCCAAAATCATGGAGGCAAACACCTGTACAACAGACGTTTTACCAATGCCTGAGCCTCCCCCCAGAATAGCAAGGTAAGGCATGGGTCTCATGTTATTCTCAGCAGATAGGGAGCCCAAATGGGGTGCCAAACGTGTATTGAGTTTATCAATCCATCTTGCAATCTCATCTTTGCTCTCTCGGTGTGCCATAAATTGCATCAGACCGTAACCTTCCTTGACCTTGTCCCTCAACTCATGAACCAAGTCCATAGGAACGTGAGCATTAGTATCAACTTTTCGACAAATGTCGATCACCGATTGTCGCCATGTCGTGGTTACATCTTTCTTGCGACCAAAAGTCCACTTCTGGTCACCCTCTCTCTTCATGATCCAGTTGACAAATTTTTCCACATAGTCAATAAGGGCATCCATGAAGGTGGCCAAACCGTCTGAAAGCTTGGGAAAGACAGCCACAGTACGCATGAAATTGCCGGCAACCTTTGCCGCAAATCCAGACATACTAGGAACTATGAGGCAACACAATAATGC